ATTAAAGAGAATGGTGACGTGTATTACGCCACTTTTGTAGATGGTGTGCAAATGGCTGGAACTACCACTTATGCAGGCAATCTTATTGAAGAAAAGGAAGATGCTGTTGAAAGAGCAATGGATAAGCTTAAAACGATTGAAAATTATCTTAAAAGTAATGTAATTCCTTCGGAAAGGATAATGTTTTCTGAGGAAATTTGATTATCTTTATAATTAAAATGATGAGAGTAGTTATGTCAAGACCTGAAACATTTAATCCAGAAGATCCTATATATAAGGATAGAATTGAGTTTTCTAATGTGGAAGTAGTATCTCTTAATCCAATAAAAAAGGGGAAAGAGTGGCACTATCATGTAAGATGCAAAAATTGTGGGAAGGAATATTATAAAGCTAAGTGGACATTCTGAGTATATAGATGTCAATGTTATAAGACAATAAATGGTGCATACAATTATCAAGGATACAAAGGAATATCATCTGTATACTTTAAGAGTTGTAAATCTGGAGCAAAGTCAAGAAATCTTGAATTTAGCATCACTAAAGAAGATATATGGAATAAATGGATTGAACAAGATGGTAAGTGTGCTCTATCTGGATTGTCAATAAGGATTGAAAGAAATTATAAAAAATTGAAGACCATGACAGCCTCTCTAGACAGAATTGATTCCAGTAGAGGATACACACTTGATAATATTCAGTGGGTACATAAAGATTTAAACAAAATGAAAACAAACTATCCAAATGATTATTTCATAAAAATGTGTAAATATGTAGCAAATAATAATAAATAGAACCGATGTAATGAAAAAAGAAATTATGTTACCAGATGATATAACTATGCCGATTATAACAGCTCCAAGGGATCTTGTAATTGTGTCAATTCCGAAATGTGGTAAGAGTGCTATTCTTGGACATTTTACTACGACACATAATGCAATTGTGTTAGATCTTGAAAAGGGGGGATATGAATATATTCCTTCCAGAAAACTTAGCACTTATACTTCTCAAGAGGATGACAGGTGGGATAGTTATCAGAATTATATTTCCTATCGTAAACTCTTACTTGATAATAAAGGTAAATATGACTATCTAATCATAGATGGTCTTACTGATTTGGATGATTTGTCTGAACTTGGTGCTACCCTTATGTATATGAATAGTATCATAGGAAAAAAATTCAATCGTAAGAATGGTGTACCTGACGGAGAAAAACTTGAATACAATGATCCTGAATGGAAATCTGTTCTTACTCTTCCTGATGGTGCAGGATATCAGTATACGAGAAGGTGGTTCTTACAGCAGGTAGAGTTCTTTAGGCAAATAAGTCCTTATAGAATATATGCTGGTCATATTGCTGATAAGTACATCAAAGATGCTGGAGGTAAAGAAGAAGTGGTAGGCAGTGAGATAGCTCTGACAGGAAAACTTAAAACCATATTTGCTTCTAAGGTAACCGCTCTTGCTAAACTTGTAGCTGATGGCAATGAAAGATATCTGAATTTTGATGTAATTAATGACAGTATTGTTGCTGGAAGTAGGAATCCTCTATTAAAAGGTAGAATTCTTATATCAAAAGTAAATGATGATAATGAGATAGAAACTTATTGGGAAACAATTTATAGTTAATGTTCTGTATATATGTATTTTCAGATGAGGATTGGCTTCCTATATATGTAGGAAAGGCTAAGAATCTTGATTTAAGAGTAAAACAACACTTGAATAGAGATAGATTCAGATATGATACTTGGTTCTATAGGTGGTTAAATAAGCAAATTAGAGAAGATAGACAGTTCTTCATAGATGTATTAGAAGAAGTAAATCAAGATAATTGGCAAGAGAAAGAGAGATATTGGATAAAGCATATTAAGGAAAATGGGTTTAATCTGAAGAACATGACAGATGGTGGAGATGGAAATAACAATCAGATATTTTCAGAAGAATGTCAGAAGATAAAAAGTATCAAATTGAGAGGGGTTCCTCGTCCTAAAGATGTAAGAGAACGAATAAGTAAATCTCATAAGGGTAAGATAGTCTCTGAAGAAACTAAAAGAAAATTATCTGAGATTAATAAAGGAAAACCTTGTTTAGAAACAACTAAAATTAAATTTTCTAAGACAGTGTTACAATATGATATGAATGAGAATCTTATACAATCATTTAAGTCTCTTACAGAAGCTGCTTTATCTATTGATTGTAGAAAATCATCATTAAGTAATGCAATTAAGAGAAATAAAATAGGAATGTTTAAAGGTTTTATTTGGAGATATAAATGAGTATTATAAATAATTAAAATAATAATGTAAAATGCATAAAGGGATAATTATATTAGTAAAAGCAGAAAACAGAGAAGATGCAAAGTGCAAAGTAGACGAATTCATGGAGTCTTATGGAAATGGAGATGTATGGGATTGGTATACTGTAGGTGGTAGATGGAATGGAAATCTTGCTCCTAAAGAGAAATTAGAAAAATTTACTGAAAAAGTAAATAAAATATTAGTGAAATCTGAAGAGGGCTGGTTATTTCAATCAGAAGTTGATAAGAAACAGGAAGATTTACAAAAAGCGTGGGAAGAATGTGGATTGGAAGGATTGAATTCTTATTGTAATCATTATAAACTTGATGATGATGGAAATGTTTATGATATAGTTCCTCTTGAAAGCTGTTTATCAACAGTTCAAGAGTGGATGAGGGATTTAACTAAAGAGAAAGAAGAACTATGGGATAAAATGATAAAAGCTAAAGAAGAAGAAGAAGAAGGTAAATATTCAATGGTAGGATATTATGCCGGACAATATAAAGATGCTGAATATAGAAGTTTCTGTTTTGAGAGCAATGTATATAATGCTACAACAGGGGAAGCTGAAAAGATTCCTGAAGATATGACAGGATATTGGGCAGTGATGATAGATATGCATAATTAATAATTAAAAACTAAAGTATTATGATTGGTGGAAAACAACGAGAAGAAAGAAACTTTGAACAGCCCAAGTATGTTGGCTTAGTAGAGGTGAGAGTAATTGGTATTAATCCTACGGCGGAAGAATTCGAGGCCTTGTTAGGCTGGGCTCCCAAAGAGGACAGTAAGCAATTGGAATATCTTGGCGAGAGCAAGGATGGAAACACCTATCTCCGCGTTGATGTTTGGATGGAGGAAGTCAAGAAAAGGAAGCGTGATGATGAAACTGAAGTGAATGAAAAGTTCAAGGTGAGTTTCTATCTGGAAGACAAGGAAAGGGAGAATAAGGACAATACGAGGAAGCAATATATTAATAACGTGGGAGATTGTTCGTGGGCTTCCGATCCTGATGATCTTCCTGATTGGTTTAAGGAAAGGACTTATCGTGTTGCCTATAGTGGTGAAGAGGAGTTGTATAAATTCCTTCGCACTTGGTTAAGCAAGCTTGATTATCGTAATGCTGAAACTATGCTTGAATTGGAATGGAAAAAGCTCATGCGAGGCAATGTGAGAGAACTCAGGGAACAGATTAACGGAGAGTGGGCTGCCAACGTTGTTGTTCTTGCTACCGTAGAGACTGTTGAAAAGGAAAGTGGAGTAGGTGAGTATCAGAGGATATATAACAGTGCTTTCCTGTCTCCCTATAGTCTTAAGTTCTTCAGGGCAATTGATTATATGAATCCTGAAGTGCAAGCTGGTCTTCTTACAAAGAAGAGCACTAAACCTCATGAGAAGTTCGTGATGAAGGTGACGCATCCTGAATATGGATGCAAAGATTTTTATACACTGAGGGACATTGAATTGTATGACTCTGCAAAAAACATGGCTGCATCGACAAAAGTCATCGCTGAAGATGACGGTTCTTACTAATTAGTTGTTAATCAGAGCCCTC